GCCGAGTTGCAGAGGTACGTTTCGCGCATCGCAGCACGCATGCCCAAGGTGGCTTCAGAGTCTTATGAGGACTTTGCCAACCGATACACGGGCAAACGTAGGTACGCATACATGAGAGTCGCGAGGGGCGATTTGTTGATAAAAGGCGTGAGTCGCAATGACGCACGTGTGACCATGTTTGTGAAGGCAGAGCGCAACGATCCAAAGAAAGTGAATCCAGACCCGAGAGCCATACAGTTTAGAACGCCAAATTATTGCGTTGCACTGGGCTCCAGGCTGAAGCCTATTGAGCACCTTATATATGAGATGAAAGGTGACGGCAAACTGTTACCACCCACCCGTTGCATTGGTAAGGGGTTGAATTCGCAGAGACGCGCTGAGTTGTTGGTGCGGAAATGTGCCAGATTTAACAAACCAGTTATAATTAGCTTGGATGCTAGTAGGTTTGATAAGCACGTATCTGTGGAGGTCTTAAAGGTGGAACACAGCTTTTACACAACAATGAACTCGGACCCAGAGTTAGCACGATTGTTGAGCTGGCAGTTAGCAAATAGGGGTAGGACATCCGAAGGCATAACATACAAAACCAGAGGGAGGCGCATGTCGGGCGACATGAACACAGCATTGGGAAATTGCGTGATCATGGTATCCATGGTTGGTTGTTTTATGCAAGGTAAAAAATGGGATTGCTTAGACGACGGTGACGACGTATTAGTGGTAGTGGAAGCTGAACTGGAGGACTGGGTTACGAGTAACGTGCAGGCCTCGTTCAGACGGTGGGGATTCGACATGAAGATTGAGTCCATCGCATACACAATACCGACGGTCAGCTGGTGCCAGAGCAACCCCTTGCGAGTGCAACCAGGCGTGTGGAAATTTATTAGACACCCACGCAAGGTCATTTCCAACTCCCTTTCAGGATTTAAGTATATGGAAGGTGGAGCAAGAGCAAAACTGTTGAACGCCGTTGGTCAATGTGAATTGTCACTAAACCAAGGTGTACCAGTTTTGCAAGAGTTCGCATTATGCCTGATTAGAAATTCGGGCACAGTGAAGACGTTGGAATGGGATGTTGCGGATGCATATTACCATAGGATGAAGGGTGAGCAGCGCTTTGTTAGTGCCTCCCCACCAACCAGTGAGTGTAGGTTAGACTTCATGGAAGCGTTCGGAGTAAGTGTCGAGTGGCAGTTAGCGCTCGAGTCCTTTTTCCGGGCCTGGACATTTTCCATTGAGGGTTGTGAACGACTTGTAGCCGACATGGACGACGCGTGGGAAAGACCTCACGGGCCGTACACACGGG